AGAACATCGTCATCTGCTGGCCGACGCTCATGGGCGTGTGGATCTTGAGCGCACCGGCCGTCTGGCCATAGGGAATCGGTGGCGAGAGATACGGATTTCCGTCCTTCTCGCCGATTTTCAGCCGCACCGTACCAGCCGCAGCATCAACCTCGGCCACGGTCCCGTGCCGCACCATGCCGGCGACCTGCCGCTCGAGCGCAGCGATGCGCGACACGAGCCTGTTGAGGACGTGCTCAAGGCTCATCGATCACCACCGCGGCTGACGACAGCCCGTTGATCGTGATCTCGGTGATCACCGGCACCGTGCCGTTTTCAGTGACAGCTATCGGAGCAAGGCCGAGCGCCACATCGGCGCCATCACGCAGACCAAGGATGGCCACGGCTTGCTGCCAGTCGGGCAGCGCCTCGCCGCCTCGAATGGCGCTATCGACCAGCCCGGCCAGAGGTTCAAGCTCCGGCGTCGATTGCATCAGCGTCAGAAGATCAGCCCAGACATCGGCCGGCGCCGAAAATCCAGGCGCCGCGATAGTATCGAGCGAAAAGATTGTCTCGCGCGCAACCAGCCGCGGCCCCTTGTCGATATCGATCAGATAGGGGCGCGAGCTGACATCATGGACCGTGAAAACCAGATTGCGCCAGAGCGCCGCCCAGAGCGATGCGCCGCGCAGCAATGTGCTTTCGACCTGACGCCAGATCAGGTTGAGCGCCAGTTCGCCGCCGTCACGCAGCGCATCGATGCGCGGGCCGTTCGGCACCGCGAGATCGGGCGGCAGATAGATCTGGATCACCAGGCTCATCGTGCGGTCGCCGGCAAGCCAGTCGCGCGAATCCGCTTTTGCGACCTCGTCGCCGGAATACACCGCAATAACCGGCACCGCAGTTCTGGTCAGCCCCTCGATCGGATTGACCGGCTGATCCAGCACCGCAGCGCCGGCCCATGTCTGCCCGCGCAGGGCAAAGACCGTGGCGAGCCTGAGAGCGAGCGCTGGCAGGCTCATGATGTCGCTTTCATCAGTCTGGCGCTGATCCGGCCCATGCCGTCATCCTCGACACTGACGATCCGGCAACACGGTTCACCCGCTCGATCAAGCAACTGGATGGTGTCCGCCTGTTGCAGGGCAACACCGAGCGCGTCGAGCATCGAGGCGTCATAGGACACCTCGATCCGGTCAGCCGCGACATCGGCCCGATCGTGCTTGTTTGACCGCGCGCCCTGCATATGCGCGCTGGCAGTCTCGTCATCAACGATACCGACCAGCGGCCCGATGATCTCGCCTTCGCCGGGGACCGACACGACATAGCCGCTGGCAACCGTCGGGCGGATGATGAGCGTCTGCTCGCCATAAACCCGGTCGCAGGCGGCGGAAACCCGCCGCTGCATGGTTGCGAAACGAGATGTCATGACGGCCCTCGGAGGACGGGTTACGCGGCGGCCGACGAGCCTTCGAACAGCGTGCCGGGGCGTGTGCAGAGGTTGACCGCGTTCATCTGCACCTCCAGCTCGACACCCTTGTCATTCTTCATCGGAATGATCTTGGCGTAGCGCGGCAGACCGTCAGTGTTGACCGTCTCAATGTAATCAGCCGGCGCGTACCGGGTGACGAAGAGATCGGGGACGCCGGTGAAGAAGAACCGCGCCTTGTCAGCCGCAATGAACGGCGCATTGCCGTTCGCCGCCTTGGCCTTGCGGCCGGTGCGGTAGCGGTGCCAGACGATACCGCCGAACTCGAACTGATCGACGGCAGGATCACCGCGTAGCTCGGACGCCTGGATGGTGTTGAGGTAGGTTTCCTTCACCGCCTTGTGCTCGATCAGCTCGATCCAGAAGTCGGAACCGACCAGTGCATGGATGGCATCATATTCATCCTCGAGCGCATCCTCCATCACCATCTTGAGGTCGTAGCACTTGGTCCGGACACTCGTTGCCGCCGTCCCCAGATCGAAGAAAATCGGGTCGGGTGCTACAATGCCGAATTCGTTGTAGAGATTGTACATAGCCGCACCGGTCTTGTCGGTGACGATGCCCTTGAGAGCACCGACGCGCTGGTGTTCCAGTGTCGCATCAAGCGCGCGGGCATGGCGCGCCGCCTTCCGGTCAACCACCGTCTGGACGGTCTCGACCTCGGTTTCCGTGCCGAAGGCGCGGCGTCCCTGAATCTCATCCGCCATGACGGTATCGTCCCGCTGGAAGTGCGGGATGATGAACGAGCGAAGCTTGTCACGGTTGCGACCGGAGGTTTCGCCGGGACCACCGCGCGGGCTCGGCGCAACCAGCGTCAGCTCGTTGTCGCGCGCTTCGATGGCAATCGACGTGGTCGAGACGCCTTCCTCCGCGAACACACCGAGACGGCTGACCTGGCCGGGGACATAGACACCTTCGTTGACGCGGGCAGTCATCGAAGTGACCGAGAACGCATCGTCGTTGAAAACATCGAGCATCGGCATCGATGACTCTCCTATTGTGGGATGAAACGGATGGTGGATTCAGCGTTGGGTCAGCGAACGACGATGCCGACCGAGGCGAGCGAGGCATAGACCGCGACCTTCTCCGGGTCGGTGTCGGTCGCCGCATTGAGGATCAGTTCGGAAACCTTCACCTCGGCATCGCGGGTGACTGCAACGCCGGTCGCATCCGCTGCGGTCGCATCAACCGCCGCATAGAGAACGGCAACGGCGTTCTGCGATCCGTCAACGGCTGCCGGCGCGTGCGGGACGAACTTGCCGGAGGCAGTGATCTTGCCGAGCACCGTGCCGGGCAAAACCTTGCCGGCGCCTGAAGCGATCTTGATGGTGTCGCGCGAACGAAGACCGTTCGCTTCCGACAGGATGAATTCGGCCGTGCGCGGCCCTTCGGTCTTGGTGGCCATGGTCTGGAGTCCTCAAATGTGGATTGGTGAGGGTGAGCGGCTGGCGGGATTAGCGCTGGGCCGCGCGCCTGGCGTAGATCGCGGCGGCGTCGATCTTCACCGCCGGCTTGCCGCTGTCAGCGACGGTGCCGATGGTATTGGCCGGGTTGGCGGCCTGCCGCTGGGCGAGCGACGGCGTCGTGGTCGCCTTGGCCGAGGCCTCCAGCACCTTGACCGAGGCTTCGGCCGGCATGTCGGTCTCGAAGGCCAGAACCTGAGCCTGCGCCTCGCGCCCCTTGGCCGCATCGTGGGTCAGGATGGTCTTGATCCGGGCGGTGGCATCAGCCGCGCCAGCCTTGTAACCCTCGGCCCGCGCCGAAGTGGCCGCCTTATCGAGATCAGCCTTCGAAAGGCCCGCGTTTTCAGCGGCGGGCGCGCCAGTATGGTCGCTCATGGAAACTCCTTTGTGCGACGTGGAGCGCCCCTTGACGGCGGCGCGGGATGAAAGTTCGGAAAGAACGGATTCGAAGGTGCCGACGCGATCCGCCAGACCAACCGCGACAGCACCGGCGCCGATGAACGTGCGCGCCTCGGTCGCGCGGGCCTTCTCGACGGTCATGCGCGCGCCGCGACCCTTGGCGACGGTGCCGAGAAACTGCTTGTAGAATGCATCCACTTCGGCCTGCAGATCGGCTCTGACAGCATCCGGCAGCGGTTCAAACGGATTGCCGTCCACCTTGTGCGCACCGGCGAAGATCAGCGTCGGCTTGATGCCGTCCTCGGCCAGCGCCTCGGAATAGTCAGCATGCAGCAACACCACGCCGATCGAGCCGGAAACACCCGATTCAGTCGTGACGATCTCGGTCGCGCCAGAAGCGATCGCATAGGCTGCGGATGCGGCCATGCCATTGACCACCGCGACCGTGCGCTTCTTCGCCGCGAGCTGGCGCACCATGTCGGCAACCTCGAAGGCGCCGACGGCTTCGCCGCCCGGCGATGCCAGATCGAGAATGACCGAATGCGTTCCAGGGTCGTTGAGCGCGGACTGCAATTGGAACTTGATGCCCTCGTACGACACCAGACCGGAGCTGGCGCCGATCCACGCGCCGCGGTTCACGAGGCTCCCGGCGATGGTGATGATACCGACGCCGTCGCGCGTTGCCTTGAACGGCGTGAACCGCTCACGTCCGCTTTCGTCAGTGCGAGAATTGGAACCGACGAACCGGCTGGCATCAGGGTTCAGCCCCGTCGCGTCGATTCCGATCCGCCCGGCCAGCACCGACATGATGACCGCCGCCTTCTCGGGCGTGATCAACAGCGGACGGTTCAGCGCCCGGTCTGCAATATGGACAAGAATGCTCATGATCACCCTGCCGTGATGGCGAAGCGGGACGGACGAATGCCGCGCGCCGCATCGCAGAGGTCGCGATAACGCCGGATCTCGGCATCGAGCGCGGGAAGGTTCGCCGCGTGACAGTGAATCTCGCGCTCCACGCCGGCAGCGGAACGTGAGCGGATGACCTTTTCGCCCTCGCCCGTGATGATGCGGCGGCGCACGGATTCCAGTTCAGCCAGAACGACGCAGGGGTCATCAGCCATTTGTGTTGTCTTCCTGTTCAGGCTTGTCGGCAGGCGCGTTCGATCCACGCGGCTGGAATTCGGGCAACTTGCGCTCGCGCCGCATCTCGCGCTCGCGGACCTGACCGTCGTAGACATCCTCGACATCGAGCCCGAGGTCGCCGCAGATCATCTCGTCGGTGATGACGCCCAGCTCCTTCCAGATCCGGTGCGCCTCGGCCGTCTTCTTGTCGTCGGCCTGCGGCTTGCCGGTCCCGCGCCATTCGGCAAGACAGGCGGCCGTGCGGTTTTCAAGAAAGCCGTCAATCCCATTCGGGAACGGCGTCTTGCCCGAGGCGATGTCTTCTTCAAGCCATGCCTCGAAACCGCCCTGGCAGAACGGCGCGACAATCTGGGCGCGGCGCTGCAGCGACAGCGGATAGATGTCGGCCGTCGCCATGCGGATCGACGAATAGGTCGCCTGCCGGTAATCGCCGGTGGCGCTCTCGAATGTCATGCCCGCACACCGCGCGATCTCGCGCAGCAGGAACCCGGCGAACTTCTCGTAATCCGGCCCCGGTGTCTGGGCGCCGTGAAAGG